CCTTGCCCTGGAACATGCCCGCCCCGCCGGGAAGTCCGGGGTAGGACGCGGCGTTGCTGCCGCCGCCCGTAAACGGGTTCACCTTGTCCTTGATGAAATCGGTTGCCTTCTTGATGGCGTAGGGACCAACGCCAGTGAACGGTTCGGGAATGTTCGGGTTCGGGAGCTTGCCGAGAAAATATCCTGGGCCCCTCATGGCCAAGTTCGCCGCGCCAGAGGCAGCGTCCGCAACCGCCCCAGCCGCATCGCTAACGGCACCCGTCACGTCGCCACCGGAAGTCATGCCAATGGGGCCACCGGTCTGGAACCTGGATGCCGCCTTGAAGTTCAAGTCATTGAGCCGGTCAACGCCAACCTTCTTCACGGCGTTGCGGTTCAGCACATACTCCCCGCGCTCAAGGAGCGCCGGAACCGAATCGCCCGAAGGCTTGCCGCCCGTGATGAACGCGCCGCGCTGATGGCCGCCCGCGCCCTTGCCTCCACCGGGGTTCCGCATGTCACCATGCGGGCCAGCGATGTTGCTGACACCCTCAATGTCAACACCGGGAATCTTGTTCAGCACGTCAATAATCGCGTTCACCGTGTCGATCACGGCGTTCGCGCCGTCACGGAAAGTGGTCTGGATCGCAAGCCACGCGCCGCTGAACACGGACTTCATGCCATCGCCAACGTTCCTAATAACCGCCATCAGGTTCTTCAGGCTGGACTTCGTGTCCGTGAACAGGCTGACGAGGAGCTTGAAAATCGAAATGACCGTCTTGATGACATTCCAAAGGATTCGGAGAGCAGCCACCAAGCCACGGTTCGCCCGCTCGAAACGATCCAACGCCTTCTTCGCCCTCTCGCCGCCCTGAACGAGGGCAACAAGGGTGGACGTGGCCTTCGCAACCCACTTCGTCACTTCACGCAACGTCGGGTTGACCTTCTTGCCAATAAGGATCTGGAGGCTCTCGAACGCGCCACGCGCCCGCTCGAGGTCCCCCCGCAGGTTGTTGTTCTTCTTCCGGGCGACCTCCGCTGCCGTCCCCTGCTTCTCGTTCGCGGCGGAAAGGCGATTCAGCTTCCCTGCCCCAGCGTCATACAGGGCAGCCAGAGTACGGAAACCATCGGTGCCGGCGAGCAACGCGAACGTCTTGCCGCGCTCCGCCTTCGTCATACCCTCAGTTGCGGCACGGAGCTCGTCGCTTATCTGCGCGGCACTCTTCATCTCGCCGTTCTGCTTCGTCCACGAAATGCCAAGCGCATCGGCGGCAGCAGCCTGCTTCTCCGAAGGCTTCAGCAACTGAATGAACGCGGCCTTCATTGAGGTACCCGCATCGGAGTTCTTCACCCCGGCCTCAGCAAGCGCCTCAAGAACGGTAACCGTGTCGTTCAGCGAATAGCCAACCTGCTTGGCGACAGCACCACCCTGGGTGAGCGCCATCGCGAAATCCGAAACATCAGCGGTTGTGGTGTTCGCCGCGGTCGCGAGCATGTCCGCAACCTGCATCGACTTCTTGCCCTCGATTTGAAACAACTTCATGGCGTTGACGGTGGTGGACGCGGCAAGGCCGAGATCCAGCTCGCCCGCAGCGGCCAAGGCAAGTGCTGAGTTCAACCCGCCGCCGAGGATCTGCTTGACCTTCAAGCCGCCCTTCGCCAACTCGATCTGTGCGTCCGCCGCCTCGCTCGCGGAATAGGTGGTTGCGGCACCCATCCGCATCGCCTGCTCCTCCAGCTTCTTCATTTCCTTACGGCTCGCGCTAGTGACCGCGCTGAGGCTGGACATCTTCTTCTCGAAATCAGCGGCCTTCTGCGAGGACTTCAAAAGCGCGTACCCGAGGGCGACCACGCCAACCGCAGCGCCCGTCTTGGCGACCGTGCCGAACTTGCCCATAACGCCCGTCGACTTGTTGGCCGTGGCGGTCGTCTGCTTCAACTTGCCCTCAAGGGCGGTGATCTGGGCGACTGCGCCTCCGGTCTGAGCCGTGACGAGGATGTTCAGGACAGCAGCGGTATTCGCCATAGGTCACCTCCTTTCGGGTACAAAAAACGGGCAGGCCGGGATGGCCCGCCCGTTAGCTTGCGATTACGTCGTCTATTGACTCGCCTGACAACGCTTCTTCTTCACTCATCTCGCGAGTGACCTTGAAAAACGCCGGCCACATCACGCACAGTTCGTAGTTCGACATTCCGGGTTCGCCGGTTGTCAACTCACGGACGCTCTTGCGGTGCCGGTGAGCCATCTCGTACAGGCTCAACGGGTCCATCATTCCGGGGGGCAGGAGCATCAGGTTCTGGTTCCCCTTCCGCCTTCTCGCTGCTAGACGGAAACATGGCCTCGGCCTCCTCGATGGACGCCTTATCAACGCCGGAGAGCTCGTCAATCTTGCCGACCACCTTGCGGGCGGCAGGACCACAGTTCGCCATGAACTGCTCGGCCTCTTCGACCGTTCCCAGCTTGGGATCAACGAGGCCGTGGAGAACCTGGATGGCCTCCATCTTGGCGGTGTTGACACGGGCGACCTGTTCACCGCGAACGGTGGTGGTCATCTCGAGGGCTTCTGACTGAGCCTGGTTGGAGAACCCGGCACCGAGACCTCTGACGAGGACGGTGGGCGAGCCTTCCAGTGAATCGAGCGTAACTTCGCGCTCCACGAGGTCTGAGACCTGAAGCAGAGCGTCCTTGGTAATCCTCGTCATCGAGGACTCCTTTCTTTCGGTGGCTAAACAGCCGGTGGCTTGGGGGCCGGATCAGGAGACCCGGCCCCCGGATGAATCAGGCGGTGCCGCGGGCCAATCCGGCGGTACCGGCGTTGGCGAACGAGATGCTGGTCGTATTGGCGTCACCGACAGCACCGTTCAGCGGCGAGTAGTCGAACACGCGGGCGGTCATCGTGTATTCCGGGTTCGTCGCCGACTTCGCGGCACTGTCCGGGCGCACGATCAGCGCGAAGGTGCCGCCCGACGTGTGAAGCGGGGCGATGACCTGATCTACCGACGCCGAGGCGTAATCCTGGAAAACCTCGATCGAGATGTTCGCGTCCTTGAGGCCCTGACCGAACTCGCGGTAGGTGGCACCGAACGAGGTGAACTCCACCTTGTCGGCGTTGGCCTCGATGGTGACGGACGAAACGTGGTCGGACAGATTGGTGCCGTCCACGGAGACATAGGCATTCTTGAGTACCTGCTTTGCCATGAGTTACTGCTCCTTCTTGGTTGTGGACGCTGGGTCCGATTTCGGTGCGTCACTTACGACGCAGACAGACCCGCGCTCCAAGAGACGGGCTTCGTGTTCCGGCTCCAGCTCGGCCACGAAAGTCGAGCCAGGGGCCGTGTCGTGCACGGGGAGATCCCCCGCAACGCGGTACGTCTTTTTCATGTGGCCTTTCCTTCGGGTCGGGCTAGGTGAGAACGAGCGCGTAATTCGCGCCGTGGTGGCGGTAAACCTGATCCCCGCTGTTCTCCAGGTAGTCCACATCGCCTATGTGGTGGAGATCCGCGAGGGTCTTGCCGGAAACCGTGATGGTTCCGAGGTCCAACGCGGCGTCTATCGCTTCGCTGATGGACTCGGCAAGGTTGGAAGTCGTGTTGCGGTCGACCGCTTTGACCATCCACACCTCACGCCAGAAGGCGTTGGCGCTCATGGCGCGGGTCTTGGTTCCGGCTGACTTCGAAAAAATGATGTACGGGTATGCCGCGTTCGGCGGTGCCTGCCCGTGATAAACGGAGGTGGTGGTAGCCAGCTTCGAAGTGATGGCCGAGGTGCCGGTCAGCTTCGTGTAGATGCCTTGGCGGACGGCGGTGCTCACAGCGTCCTCAAAACGTGCTGGATTTCCGCGGCGACCTCGTGCTGGTTTTCCTCGGCGGCGGGCATCAGGAACGGGTACGGCGGGGAGTGTTCGGTGCCGTTCTCGAGCATGTGGCCGTAGAACGCTTCGGTGTTGCCGGCCACCACCGCATATTCGGCGGGACCTTTGTGCTCAACATGAATGGCGTTCTGGAGTTCCCCGCTTTTGGTGTGAACCTTCAGGCGGGCTGCGTCAGCGATCACTTCCGCGCCTTCCTTGACTGCTTTGCTGACACGCGGCTGGAGTTCCGCGGCGATACCGGGGAGGCGCGACGTTAGTTTCGCCGGCATCAGTCAACCCTCTTCGCTTCGACCCTGCGGCTGATCTCCCAGGTGCGCGGGGCGCGAAGTGCCGTCACCGCGTAGTTGTCCGTGTCGTAAACGATCAGGGAGTTGTGGTCGATCAGTGCGGACTCGGGAAGCGTAAAAATGTATTCGGTGTCGGAATGAACCCGTCCGCCCTCAACGCCCTCGCCCTCGCCGGAACTGGCGACCGGGGCGACACGGCAGTCATAGGTGCCTGCCGCCGCCCAAGTGGTCGTTCCTCCCCCGCCACCATCGGAGGCGAAGCTCTGTGACTGGATGATCGCGTGGCCTGCCAGTGAGTCCCCCATGGTGGACCGCATGGCGGTTAGTTCTGCGTCGGTCAGCATGGGGCTCCTTTCAGGCGATAGCGGGAATGCGGGACTTCATCCAGTCAAGGGTCAGCGGGACGCCATGCGGCGCATCATTCTGGAAAACCCTAGTGGCGACCGGAAGAACTATGTGCCGCGCATCGTGCGCGAGGACGCTGAGGCCAGCTACTACGTGTGGGAATCTCCTAAAGTGGGCTATCGCTACCTACTAGCGGCCGATCTGGCTGCCGGCGTGGAAGTGACTGAGGGAGGCGAGAGGGACTGCCAGACGGTGCTAGTGATCCGACAGGGTTTTATGAGTGCGCAGCGTGGCTGCTGGATGCCACCGAAAGTGGTGGCGACGATCAAGCCGAACTGTCGCGTAGATCAACTCGTGCTGGCGGATATGGCCTGGAGGCTGGCCCGCTACTATGGCGGCTGTTTGATCGTGCCGGAGGTGAACTACGATAGAGGATTCATCCGGGCTCTGCGTGATCTGGGAGCGCATATCTACGAGCGGGAACATGCAGCTACAGACAAGGATGACCAAAGACCGACGAAGAAGTATGGATTCCTCACGCGAGGCACCGATGGAGAGGGGATGCGGGGCTGGTGCATCGAGAGGTTGGCGGCGGCGGTGCGTGAGTGGGATGTGGCGGGCAGTGGCCTGGATTGCCCGGCAGAATTTGTGCTGGCGGAACTCGAGTTCTTTATCCGCACAGAATCGGGCCGCGAAGAAGCGGCCCCTGGGAAGCATGACGACTGGGTGCTGGCGCTGTGCATCGCTCTGGCAACCATCGACGGGGCCACACCCTACCGGGCACCGGTCACGCGGGTAGCGGAGCCTGCCTACCGAGAGAAGCAGACGCAGC